AGCAATATCGCCTTTATTGTTCAATGTCGGAACGAGGTTAATGCACTGCGAATCGCTATGGTTTAGCGAACGCTGTACGTCCTGACCTCCAACGAATTCAATCTTCATTCTTTAGGCCAAATTAGTGAGCTTGTAAGCGGCTTGCAGATAAATCGCGGTCAGTTCGTCCACCAATGCCAAGGTAGCCTCACACTTCGAGAATTTATCCCGATTGGTTTCCATCCAGATAGCTTCTTCACGAACGAACTTTGCGAAGTCAGTAGGCTTCACATCCTCTACAGAAAAATCTCCGATGAGGCCATACATGCCTTGATCGGTTTCGATAATCTCGTCCACCTTACCAATAATTGCGTCGTAGAAACTCCCAAGAGCGACGTGCTGGGCGTAAGACTTGGTTTTAATATGCTCACGATGAGCCGCATTTCGAGATGCAAAAACCCTCGCTACCAGTTGTTCAATCGGGTGAGGATTGTTCTGTACGTTTTCCGCTTGTTCCTCTTGTGCGGATTCTTTCTCCGGCTCTTTGTACTCGCCTTTTGATTTCGCCATTTGCGCTTTGAGTTCGGATGTTTTCATTTCTTCACCTTTTGAGAAAGTTTGTTCTTCTTGCCTTTGATTCCTTCACTAGCTAATCGTCTAGCGGTTTCCATTGGGATGCCTCGGGCTTTGGCAACTTCTGGATTGTGAGCGACAAGTCTGAATAATGCGTTTTGACGTGAAGAGTAGGGCATAGTCAATTACCGCTCAAGAAGTTAGCCAGCGAAAAGCCACCACGATTAGGCGTTACCGCAGTCGGCAGTGACATGGTTGGGATTACGTTATTCCGGCGCTGAATCATATCTAACGATGTTTTGGCTAGTCTCGCAGTCACTGGATTAAGTTGAACCGCAGGATAGAACGGAGACAATCTCACTGCTAAATTGGCAACGATGCATTCTTCATATCCAGGCGGAAGAGTGGTCGGAGTAGTCAGGTCGGCAAAGTTCACAACCTGATTGATTGTGCGAAGTCCTAACGTGCATCCAGTCGCCAACGGCCAAACATGAACAATTCCATTAGGAACTGTTGCTTCGTAATAGACATAGACAGTATTCGCACCACTCGAACTAGGATAAATAATGCTATCGAATATCTGATTATCCACTACCCGAACAGGATAGGTTATGCTATCCCTAGTAACGTATGCCGATTCAATCCCGATTGGACGAGAACTTACTTCATCACCTGTCGGGCCAATGGTAAAAGAAGCCTCTCCGGTCAGAGCGTAAGTTACAAGATTTGCATAGTAAGCGAATGATTGATTGACGCTCATCGAATCGAGCATCCGATTCAATACTCGCAATGCACTTGCGGACATATCAGCAGTTGGTGTATCACCTTCAGCTAATACACCGAGTTCAAGCAATGCATCATTGATAAGTACTCCTGCAGTGATTGTCATGCTTGCCTCTGAATTAGAAACTCCCCCGGCGCTTCACAGCGATGAGGGGAGATAAAACATTAAGCCGTTACAAACGCCCCAGATTCTAACGGCTGATATGCGAGTTCATGCGTCCATGTTCCAGTCGTAGTTCCAACACCAACTACCAGTTGAATCGTGCTCCCACCAGGAACAAGAACCCCTGCCCACGGAGAAAGACCAACACCAGAAGCGGAAGTAACTGTTGGAGCAGTTGCCAGTGCGCTCAGTTGCGCGATTACTCGCGTTCCGATAGCTGCATTAGCCAGACTTGCAGACGCTCCGCTGATCGTTGTCGTTCCGTTCGCATTGTCTACTGTGTATTGCAGAGTGGAGGCCGTGGCGTCGTTCGCAGTTACACACTCCGAATTCAACCCGAATACAAGAATGTCCTTTGTCACCGTAAAAACCACATCCGCATCGGTCATCACCGCAGCGGCAGTCTTTGCAAGCAAATTAGATGAAACCATTGGATAGGCCATAGTTAGCTCACAATATAAGTATCAGCAGCCGCACCAGTTACTCGGAAGTGAGTAATAGGCGCATTAACTACAACAATTTGCATCGTTGCGGATTGGACATCTACAGCGGGAACAAAGTATTCCACTCCGCCATCGGTAGAAAGCTCTATCAATCTTGCGGCATCGGCGGACTTCAATGTAATCGAACCCGGAAGCTGCATGGTCAAAGGAACTTGTACCGCCAGAGGGGTTCCGTCGTTGATAGTCCCTCGTGCTTGAATTTGTGTTTGATTTGCGGCCATGTCTAACCCCTTATGTAATTCAGCTTAAACTGCCCACTCGGTTGAATGGGCAGGCAATGCTAAGTTACTGATTATACATATAATCTCGAAATCACGCCCTGCGCATTGGTAATCGTCACAGGAACGGTCGTCAATGTCGAAGGAACAGTGCCAAACGTGCCAGCTTGTGCGCCAGTGCTGTTAGTTGCACCCAGAGCAGTTTCCAAGTGGCGCAGAGTAGCGGTAGTGCCATTGGATTGAACGCCGAGGAAGTAACGGCCCGGAATCAGCGTAATCGGCGCGGTGAAGGCACGATCTTGCCAAGCCGATGCACCAGCAGACAGCGTACCAGCAACAGCCGAGTTAGCCAGCAGAGTACCATCAGCGCCATACAGGGCCACCAGATGGTTATCAGTGCCGACAGTTGTGCCGTTCAGGACGCCGATGCCAGTGTAGGTTTGAGATGCATAGACGTTGATTTCAGTCAGATACATCGTGCCTGCGGTCGGCGCCGTGCCGTTGGTTTCGTAGCTTGTGAAAGCCAGAGAACCCATCGGAATAGCCGTCAGAATCAGCGGAGCTTTGTTGACGTTAGCCACATCACGACCAACACCAGCTTGGTCAACCATCGCCTTGTTACCGCCTTGGGTTGCGAAGTATCCTGGGCCACCACGGGTATTTTCGCCACTAGTAGTACCAGCGGCAGTAGCGCGACCGTCAGCAATCAGCGCCGCCTCGGTAGAAGGCGGGAAGATTACCGGATTGGTAGCGGATGCAGGGAAGCCGCCATAGGGTGTATTCAAATAAACAGCCATAATGATTCTCCTTGAAATTTGAAACTGTTAAACCTCGGCAGAGTTAACTACCGAGGATTTGTTACTTAGATTGCGTACACGCAAGCCAACTCAGGATAGGTAGCGGCGTAACCATACAACACATCAATACGGGTGATGCTGTTGTCGTTGGTGATGTCGTAACCTTCAGAAACACGAACGCTCAGATTGTTATCGGTCGCAATGTACGACTTCGCCCCAGTACCAGCAGGAATAGGCATCATCTGGACACAAGCTAGCGTAAACGCATCTTTGTGGTAACCAAGGTTACATGCGTAGCTAGTCGAAGCAGCACCGAAGATAACGAACGGCTGGCCGGTGGTCGGCGAAGCGGTAACGTTCTGGAATGCACCAGAAGTCACGATAGCCGGAGAGATCGGCAGCGAGGTCGCACCTTGAGCTACATCAGCGGTAATGATGAAGTCCATCAGTACGCCAGTGCTTTGCCGGCTCACAGGGTTAACAGCAAACACGCCCGGCAGGGTGATACGGGTACCGCGAGTGATCGTACCTGCACCAGTAGCCGCGACAGTGATAGTCGAGCCGCTCTGATTTGCACCGTTCACGTTGGAGGCCGTCCCGGCACCGTTGGTATGGGTGGAGATGTTCTGGTCCATGAAATACTTCAGGCCCAGAGAATCAACCATCATGCCGCCGTCATATTGCTTGCTCAGAGAGGAAGCGGAATTGAACAGGCCGGAGAAACCCGTGATGAAGTTCGCATTCAGACCGGGATTCAGAGCCATCGAACGTTTGCGGTCATTCATGCGAGGCGCAGCCATTTCATCCAGACGGCGATTAACACCAGTCACAGCGGCCATTGCCAGCGCAGCGGTATTGGGAGCCGCATAGGTCGGGTTCAGGGCGTTGAAGGTCGAATAACGCGCCAGTTCCAGACCGCGACGGTCAATCTCGTTCAGCACTGGGTTCATCGCGGCTTCAACCACTTCTTGCAGGCGTTGTGTCGAGATAGACACGGTACGCTCTGCGCTGGTGAAGCTCACATCGCAACCGCCTTGAGCGAGGGTCAGAGGCACAGTCGAAACGGTGGTAGCTTGAGGAACTGCCACACGGCCGTCGCGATAGGTATAGCGCGGAGGCTTGCGGATGTTAATGGTTTGACCGGGTTCATAACCACGGCCCATATTGCCGCCGAATTCATCTTCCCAATCGCGGTTCACGTTCTGAGCGAAGCCGAGGTTGTTTTTCAGAATTGCCAGCGCTTCTTTAGCCACAATGGCCGACGTTGCAACGGTATTCGACATACGTTTCTCCTAAAGCCTCACGGCATATGAGTTAATTAAAAATTTATCGCCTAGCCCAAGTTGCGCCCTGCTTTGCTCGCATCGCTTCGTATTGAGCTTGCGAC